GCTGTCGCCCGGCCGGGGCGCGCCGCTGTCCGGCGGGGCCAGCAAATCGTCAGGCACCGGGATGGTCTTGGTCCCATACGGCCGGTATTCCTTCAGCTTTAAACTGGCTATCACGTCAAACCCCTCGTCCGCATCCTCCTTGAGCGTGTAATCCTCCAGCGAAACCCGCATATTTGTATCGAACAGCATCCGTCCGCCCGGCAATGTGCGCGTAATGATCAGACGAAACGGCTTTCTTCTCTCCTTGAGCGTCTCAAGCCGGTCGATGTACGGCGCCGCGTCATCGTCACGCGCAAACGGATAGGATATCTGCGGCAGCCGCATATCGAACGACAGCTCCATCAGTCCGGGGGTCTTGAGCACATTGATCTCGTCGCCGCTGATGAGGCTGTAGGTCTTGTTTTGGTTTCCAATCTGTGCTTGCAGCTTGCCGGGCGTCACCGGCAATTGTACGCCATCCAGATAAAATGTATACGGCATTTATGCGTACACTCCTTCCACACCCATCGCCGCGCCATTGTTGATGGCCTCCACCATGCGGTGCGTCAGCGTCTCGGCGTCCAGATATGACGCCACGTTCTGCGTTACGCCGCCCATATCCACACGGATTTCCGTCGTTGTAAAACGGTTGATCGCCTCCTGCTCCGCAAGGTCGCGCATCCATTCCAGCTCCTCGTTGTTCAGGTTCAATGAATCCGCCGACGCCGCCGTGTTGTCGGCGATTGTTCCAAGTACCTCTCCATACGGGTCCTCCAGACCACCCAATCCATTGCCCGAACCGTTTGCCCCGTTACCGCCCTGTCCGTTCGGATCAATGCCCGACGGCAGATAGCTGTTCGTCTGCGCGTTGGCGTCGGCCTGGTTTCGCGCCGCTTCAATTTCGCTCTGACGCTTCGCCGCGTTTATCAGTTCCTCCGCCTTCATTTTATCCAGCGTTTGTTCCCGCTCGGCCCTCCGGTTTTCAACTTCCTCTGCCGCTGCATTGAGCAGCTCATTGCGTTCCTGTTTCTCTGCTTCATTTTTCAGCATTTCCTCCGTACCGAACGTCACATGCTGGATTGTATCAATTGACACGCCTGGAATTTTATTTAACGCCCCGATAAACTTATTGATAATGTCGATTGCGCCGTTAACCATCCCTTGCAGAATCATCAGAATATTAGCCTTCATGTCGCCCGCTGTATTTTGCAGATTCACAGCCATTGTCAACCACTTCAGCACCATCTTGTCTATCAAATTCAAAACCCAAAAAACGCCGGTAAAAAATGCGATTTTAATTACTCCCCAAACAGACAACAGCACATTTTTCACCATCATCCATGCAACCTGTATCCCGCCGACGGACTGTATCCACGCATAAATCAGAGCGATTACAACGCCAATTGCTGTCGCAATCATCAGAATGGGATTCGATTTCAGCACTGCAAACAGATTATTGAATGCTCCGCCCGCCAACCATGATTTTGCCTCCATAATGCCGGAAAGAACCGCGTATGCTTGAAAAGCCGCTGCAACGCCAAAGATCACCGGGATCAATATATCCGCATGCTGCGCAAGCCCGCTGATCGCCCCCAAAACCGGCTGCAGCGTCATCAACAATTCATCTGTCGCCATCGTCCACACACGCGCCCAGGTAATCGGCGTCCCACCAAACTGCGCGTTGATCTCGTCAGACGAGGCAAGCATCGCGTTTTTAAACAGCTCCGCCGTAAGTCCGCCGCTGGCGATCAGCTCATCAAGCTCGGCCTGACCGATTCCAAACGCGTTTGACAGCAGCGTGCCGATTTGAGGAATCCGCGCCTCAAGCTCAGAGAACATATCCGTATTGATGACGCCCTCTCCCATTGCGGCCGTCAGTTTCCCCATGACCGCCGACTGATCCTCCTGATCCGTGCCGCTCGCGACGAACTGCTTGTTCATCAGCTCCGTAAAGGCAACCGCCTCCTGATTCGAGGAGAACGTACTGCCCGCCGAGGCGTTCAACGCGCCGACAGTCTTAACCACCTCCGAATAGGCCGTCCCGGAATTCTGCGCGGCTGTGAACAGCATCCCCTGAAGCTGGTCCGCGGTCTGCAAACCGTCGTTCATCTGCGCAATATATGCGTTCGTCCGCGCCGTTTGGTCTGCAAGCTCCGCAGTTTTCTTGATAATCCCCCCGACCTTTTCCGCATTTTCTTTTAGAGTATCCCATTGCTTTGCCGCGCCGTCCTGTCCGCCGCCGGAACCGCCCCCGCCTCCGTCCGAATCTCCGCCCGAACCGCCGCCCGAACCGCCGGATTGACCGCCGATTCGGTTCAGCCGGTTTTCAAGCTCGCCAACCAGCGCAGTCAGACGTTCATACGACGATTCGGCGGCGGACAGATCCGCTTGCTGCGCAACCCGTTCCAGTGAAGCGCCGATACCGTCAAGCTTCGCTTGAAACGCCGCTGCCGCCGACGTGTCAAACGCACGGTCCGCCGCATTGCGAATCTTCAAAAAGCCCTGCGCCACAAGCGCCTGCGCATTTTGTATCATACCTAAAGCCGGACTCATCGCGTCAATCAATTGTACTGTCGTTACAATCGTCGCCGTATGCATCCCCTCCCCTCCAAAAAATCGTGTTCAGCGTTTTTTGCTTCTCAGCCTGTCGGCTTCCTTCTTATCAGCAGCCGTCTTTTTGCGGATGGCCGCAATCACAAACGCCTTTTCGCGCGCTGTCATTTCCAGGAACAGGGAGGGCGGCCAGTGAAACTTATGCAGACAGTAATACGCCACATTCGCCTCCCCGTCGCCCTCCTCAATCAGTTTTTTGCCTGTTCGGTCAATTCCTCAATCGGTGTGAAGCCGCAGACCTCCTGCGCCTTCTGGAAATAGTTGGCCGATTCTCCCGAGGTCAGCATCGCCTTGAGCAGCGCCTCGGCGCCCATCACGCCGTAGCTGTCCTGCAAGCCTTTGTCGTTGAGATTTGGAAACACCGTGCATCCAGCCGCCATTGCCGCCAGATACCCGTTTGAATCAAACTCCTGCCGGAACTGGCTGCTCTTGCCCGGCACCTGTACCATCCGGGTGAAACGCCTGCGCAGCGCCTCGTCCTCCTCGCTCATCAGCGGCCGCAGCTCCCACAGCATAGGCTTGCCGTCCTCATCCACAAAGCGGCGCGACGCCGCAAATCTGATATTTTCGGGCTTCACCGCGTTCTGCGCCAAAAAGGCGCTGAGTCCTCCCGCCATTTTCATCCGTCCTTTCTCTTACTGCATACCTTCCAGCAGCGTAAATTTCTCCGGAATTTCAAAGTCCTCAAAGGTGAAATCCATTTCCTCATCTAGATATTCCGCATCCGCATCGAACTTGGCCAGGATACCGCCGTCCACATTGCAGTCGCGCAGGATCACCGTCTGCCGCCCCGAGGCGGAGGTCGCATCCTCATTTGTGATCTGGATATCGAAATAGACGTCCGCCCCCGTCTGCTTGTAACGATACAGCAGCTCTCGGAACAGCGATGTGTTGTAATGGAACGTTGCGCTGCCGGTGCCCTTCCAGCCGGCCGCTTTATTGCCGCGGCCGGGTTTTCCAAGGATGGGCACCTCGCTTTTGATCTTCTCAACCTTTGCCTCCAGGTTGATTGCCTGCATAAAGCAGTACCGGTTGCCGTCAATCGTGACATAGCATTCCGCCAAAGCCGCGCTGACGGTATCCTTTGCATGCATAATCGGCCTGTCAATCATCTGTCATCCTCCTTTTTTAAGCGACAACGCAAACCATATAAAGCTGCTCCATCGCGTTTACCGGCGTGACGCGGTCCGTCACGACGACCGCTTTTTTCGTATCGCCCGCCTCCACCGTCACATTTTCCGGTTCAAACGTCTGAATGGCGCGCAATGTCTGAAGCTGCTGGTGGTGGCGCACAATATCGTTCCACAGCGAAACGCGTCCTGCCGCATCGTTCGGTACCTGGCCGTTGTATTTTGTATTAAACAGCGCGGCGATATCGTTGCCGATCTGGTCCAGCACCCGGATCGTCTGATTGCTGCCAAAATCAGACGACCGCTCCTCTGTTGCTGAAACGAACGTGTTGATATCGGTCAGCACGCGTGTCTCGTCGCCGACCCGGTGCAGCAGGAACCCGCCGGATTGAATGCCTTCCTCAAGCTGTGCCTGCGTGTACTGTGTGTCGATTTCAAATTCGCCGTCATAGACGCGGTTTGTCAAACTCTTGTTGACTGCGCAGCCTGCCTGAGCGCCCGTCGTCCACCAGACCGCCGAAGTATCGTCCGCCGCGCCAGTCAATCCGTTTTCGACTGAAATAACGCCCTCATAATCGGCCTGCCCGTACCGGTGCAGCACCGTCTGGAACTTCACGCCTGATTCGTCGCGCATACGTTTTGTAAACGCTGTAAACAACGCTTTGACCGCAGGCTTGTCCGACAGGCATCCGAGCGCGTGGAACGTATACGGCTCGATCTGATCCAGAAACGTCTGATACGCCGCGTCGCCTGCTGTGCCATCCGTCCCCCCCTGTCAGATTCGCGCCGGCTGTCGCCGCAAGCGTCGCTTCAGCCTGAAAGCGTACAAATGCGTTGTCATGCAGCTGCGCCGCCGTTTTCACTGTCTGAAGATCGATGCGTGTATCATCCATCCAGGTTGAAACATCGTAAACCGGCGTTTCCTCTGTGGAAGCCTCGGCCGCCTCGATAACAATACGCAGGCTGTTTCCGCGCGTACCGGGGTGCAATGCGGTCGCAAAGTCGTTTTTCGCAGGCTCCCCACCGGTATTCAGCCGGTAAAAATAACCTTTCCTGATATTCCGGAACAAATCGCGCAGCCCTTTCAGCTTTTCATGCGTATATGGATAGCCGAACAGTTCCAGCGACCGCTTTTCGAATTCGCCCGACTCAACGGCAAACACCGCACCCTCCGGCCCCCAGTCAAACTCGGCCGGCATTGCCGCTATCCCACGGTCCGACAGCGCGGCCGACGCGCGCGGCGCCGATACGAAATTAATGTATGTTCCCGGCAGAATTTTGTTCATGGTTGTAAACGTGCCGCCTCCAAGCGCCATACAAATCACCCTTTCATAAATGTTTCAATTGCGGCGTCCACCTGTTTTTGCGTATACGCCTTTTCATCCTCCAGCAGCGCCTCCAGCAAATCCCTCCGTCCCCGGTACCGCATAAATGTCACAAGCTGCGCCTTGGTGTGCAGCGGTTCACCCGCCGCGGCGGCGCCGGAGGCTTTCCTGTTTATTTCGTTCCCAAGCCGATCCCCCCTTCCATCTGTTCCTATTGGCTCTGCTCCGTCCGCGTACACGCCGCAAAACAATCACAGAACCCGCTTGAATCAACGCGCCTTCATCATGATTTACAGGTTGCTTTGCAACCTGTAAATCATAAACCGTCCGCGCCGAGGACGGCGCGGGGCCGTTTAATTAAAATGCGCCTGCCTGCAGAGCAGGCAGATACGCTAAAAAATAGTTGCAAAGCAGCTATTTTTATAAGCGCCGGCGCTTGCCGCTTTTGTAAAAACCGGATCAATCAGACGTCTGCACTCGCTTCAGATCCTCCATCACAGGAATTTCCCGCACGGCCGATACCACCCCTTCATACCGCACAAAAAAATGCAGCAGGCCATATGCAGCCTCGCACCGCATCCCACAGCCGCGCAGATACGTGCTGTCCGGCAGAGGCAGCAGGCCAAGAACCGAGAACAACGTATCAGCCGCTTCACGCATCTGTGCCGCGCTTGTAAAGCGGCCGCGCACCTCAAACACAACCGCGCGCTGACCGCGGCCATTCGGTCCCGGCTTCTGCGAAGCCTGCGACAGCAGCACCGCCAGGCAAGGCGGCTCCATCTGCATTGTTTCGTCGCCGACCGTGCACGTCTCACCGAAGGCTTCCTTGAGCACGCAGTAGATTGCCGTTGTCCATTCATTGATTGTCCCCATTCGCGCCTCCGTTTCCTGTCCTTTTTATAGGACATGTAATCCTGTATCATGTAACTACAAAATATTCCCAAAGTAATTAACGACACATTTTGTTTCTTTTTCGTCTGGCTCTTGGCACTGTACGTTTTCACTCCGAAACATTTCGTTGCTCTTATCGTACCATTATCTTTTCCTTTTGTCAACAATTCGTTTCTAAAAATTATAAACTTAATAGAAAAAACAGCAAATACGAAACATTTTGTTACTACGCTTGCGTATGCAACAAATAGTTGCTATAATGCAGGTGAGGTGGCTGCCATGACAAATCTCAAAGCTCTGCGGGAGTCTAAGGGCGTCTCGCAGCAGACCGTCGCTGACTACCTGGGGATCACCCGCCAGGCATACGGCAACTATGAAACCGGAAAGCGCCAGGCCGATTATGCCGCGCTGCTGCGTCTCGCGGCATTTTTTGGCGTATCGGTCGACGCGCTTTTGCAGCTGGACCCGCCGGCGCAGACCAAAGAGCTTGCCTTTGACGATTTCACTTATGCCATGTATGAGGAAGGCAAGCAGTTGACAGAAGAAAACAAACAAAAGTTGCTTGAAATGGCAAAATTTTTTAAGCAGCAGCAGGAAAAAGAGAAGGGGTCGCCTTGAACAAAGCCCTCAGCCTCTATCGCGAGCTGCATGAAGCGGGCGTGTCCTGTTTCTCCTGGACGCTCGGTTCTGAAAAAGCCGCGACCATCGAACTCAAGGGCGCCTATGCCCTGTTCGTCGATTTTGACAATATCACATCCGCAGCCGAGGAAGCGGCTGTAATCGCGCATGAATACGGCCATATTGCAACCGGGACGACGCACCGCGTCTGCAGCCCCTATGACCTTGTGGAACGTCACGAGCACCGCGCCAACAAATGGGCGATCGAAAAGCTGCTCCCGCGCGACGAGCTGTACGCGCTCTATGCGGATGGCCTTACACAGCCCTGGGAAATCGCGGAGCACGCTGCGCTGCCCGAGGACTTCGTTCGCCGCGCAATGGCTTATTACCACGATCAGGACGCCGCGCGCCTGTGAGCGTGCAGAACAAAGGGACCGATTGCCGTACCCTTTTTCAACCGGGATCGCCTGCCTAAAAAAGCGAGCCTTATGAAAGCCGCATCTATACAGTATGCGGCAGGCCCGCTGTGATAAAATGTTCCGCCGGACTTTTCAATTGTAAAAACCGAAACGGTTAATCGTCATATTCTGTAGGTGAACTTATGGAACATACTGTAAATTTGAATATTCATTATTCGGTCTGCAAAGAAACATGGGATAAAATACTGCAAGTTTATAAATCCATGCCGTATTGGGCGGGCGATGATAAAGATGTCAAATGGATTGGAAAAGGAATCGATTTATGGGCCTCTGCGGAGCGTTCCGGAATTCAAATCGCGGGCAGGATGCCGGAATGCATTTGGGACGAATGGTACCGCACCTTAAAGTACAAATTGACAAAGTCACTTGGTTACGAAATTGGAGAATTAGAGGAAGGGTATGATTTTCAATAAACAAAACAACATGACGCCGGCAAAAGCAAGACTGAAATTAGCTGTTCACGCAGGAGAGACAGAAAACTTTGCCGGCGGCTACAGATATGCGCTAAAATATGGCTTTTGTAATTTGGAGGACATGATTCAAAAGTTTGATGAAATTTTCATCTGTTTAAAATTGTTAAATGAAACCGGCCGCCTTGCACAGATAGATCGGGAGCTGTTAACGCAGTTAAGCGAACTGTTGTGGGGAAGCGTTTCGTATATAAACAGTCAGAAAATACATTCCCGTGTGGTGGGTATCTTTGCGGAAGTTTTGTCAGAAACGCTCTTTTGCCTTTTGGAAAATTCAGAGCATCCTTTTGATGCCTTTGATAATTACAAAACAAATTATGACGACATATTGTCCGCGGCAGCAAAAAACCAGTTTTCGAAATAGAGAATACCCCGAAAAAAGAAAGCGGCGGCCGATTATCATGATATCCTGCTCCATGCAAGCAAGACCGTATGCAGAAACAGCGGGCTTTCAAGGTTTGTGTCACACCGCTCAGGGTCGTCGGTCATCCCAGCCAATACGAAAGAGGGGCCGCCCGCTTTGCCGGGCAGCCCCTCTTTTTATTGTTTATAATCCCTATAGCTGCTTTCATGATCTGTATGCATGCGCATACTCCGCTTGTCCCTCGCCCGCACCGCGCGCAGCAGTCAACCGTGCAGTCTCGTCCAGCGCAGGCGCTTGATCGCGCAGCTGGAAAACGGCGATCTGCTCCTTGAGCTGGCCGGCGCGGTTATTCAGCTCCTGGCTGGCAGCGGCGCTCTGCTGCGCGGTCGCGGAATTGGTCTGGACGACAGCGGAAATCTGATCGACGCCGACGCTGATCTGATGCAGGGCGCCTGCCTGGTCCTCCGAATCCGTAGCAATGGAATCGACATAGCCGGTAGATCTGCGCGCCTGTTCCACAGCCGTGTTCAACGTCCGCGCCGTATCCTCCGCAAGCGCTACCCCCTGCTCTACCGCCTGTGTAGACTGCTGGATCAGCAGTGTTGTCTGCTTGGATGCCTCCGAGCTTTTATTGGCCAGATTGCGCACCTCGTCGGCGACCACGGCAAAGCCTTTGCCGGCCGCTCCGGCTCTGGCGGCCTCGACGGCCGCGTTCAGGGCGAGAATATTTGTCTGGAATGCGATATCGTCTATTGTTTTGATGATCTTGCTGATCGCCTCGGAGGCCTCAGCGATGTCCTTCATGGACCGCTGCATCTCCTGCATCTTCTCATCGCCAAGCTCCAGGGAATCGGCCGCCTGGCTTGTCAGCGTGCGGGCCTGTCCCGCGTTCTTTGCAATTTCAGCCATCCGGTTCGTCAATTCCTGGACCGTCGCCGCCAGCTCCTGGACCGAGCTGGCCTGCTGTGTGGCGCCCTGCGCCAATGCCTGTGCGCCATCCGATACCTGTTCAGAATGTGCGGATACCTGCGCCGCCACATCATCGATACCCCTTATGGTCCTGTTCATGGAATCGAGGATTATATTGAGCGATTGCCGGATCGGCTTAAAATCACCGATATAATCACAATCCATGCTTAAACTCATATTTCCCTTTGACATCTCCTCCAGATGGAACGAGATATCGCCTATGTATTTTTTTAATTCACTCTTTGTTTTATGGATCGCATCCACCAGCATCCCGATTTCGGAGCTGTCCGCTTCCAACCTGAACATGGTGGAAAGATTCCCCCTGGACAGCTCCAGCATTTCATCTCTGATGTGGAGCACCGGGCGGATCACTTTTCTTTTCACAATACAAACCTGAACCAACTGAATGGCGACCGAAAGCAGCAGAAAGACGTACACCACCCATTTCATCAGCGTGCACATTACGCTCAGCTTTTGCACCTCGCCGGCGGTGCGGGTATCCAACGCTTCCAAAAATTTAGTTTTGAGCTGGTTGATCTGATCGACCGCAGTCATGTATTTTTCGCTGAATACATAGACCTGCGCCTCCTGTACACGGCCGGCGGCAGCCGCAGTCATAGCCTTTTCCTCCAGCGGCACCAGATCATCCGACAGAGCGGACATCTCAGAAATCATAGCCTCCTCGTCCTCTGTAATACCGATCTCCCGTAAATTGGCCACACCGGTTTCCCGATTTTTCAGCTCGTTAACCTCTGTCATATAAGCGTCATAATACGTCTGATCTGCGGTAGCGGCATAGGCGCGCACAGCGTTGGTAAGATTGGCCGAGCCATTCATAAATCGGTTTGCATTATAAGTAAGATCAAAACGGTCGGTATTCGCCTTTTCAATCTGCTTGTTAAAATTTACAAACAAAAATACAGAAACCGCCACTCCCACCAGCAGGAGAATGGATACTGTATTCAAAACCGCTACCAGGACAGATTGCTTCATCGCTTTCTTCAT